TTGTAGGTGAGAGTGATATAAAACACGAAGTATAATCTTGCAAAAATACCTCACGTGATTGTAATAAACCCCCGGTAAAAGAACAGTACGTGTCGGTCTGTTTTGTAACTTTTGCGACAAAAGTTAATGGTCTGAAGCAACGCAGAACAAGCCGTGATCTGATATACGAATGAACCGTACTTCATTCGTAGACATGACGATAGCTAGAATAACGCAACGGGAGCATGGCGAATAGCCTTGCGTGAGTGGATGTTCTTCTAGCCTAAGGTGAAGGGCGAGGACTGGAAGAGCATACTTCGGTAATAACTAATAGTGGTTGGGGAACGAAGATGCATATCATTACGATATGAATGTAGTGCAGTATTACCCATAGTATCATCAATCATAGGAATTTAAGGAACATACACATCGTTCTGTTTGCAATGTCAAGCTGAGTCCAAGCTTGCTTGGTAAGGAAGCTTAGTGCATTTTAGCATTGCAAACATGGTTGTGTGTATGTTCACCACGAGACGTTTGTGCATTGACATGGTTACGTATAAGAGGACATAAAGGGGGGGATTACAGGGGGGGATTCTCTATGATAACAGAACGTAAGTTAACGAAGAAACAAATGGCCTTAGTTGATACCATCGTAGCAAATGGATGTAGTGTGAGAGAAGCGTCTCAGCTTGCAGGATATGCAGAGGGTGAGAGTGGGAGAGTGACAGCCAGTAAGACTTTGAGGCTACCACATGTACAGCAGTATATGATGCAATGTATAACTGAGTCATTGGGATTGAGTGCTACACATGCAAGCAAAAGGATATTGGACTTAGCCAAGGGAGCGAAGAGTGAGTACGTACAACTTGAGGCAAGCAAGGATATACTAGACAGGGCAGGCTTCAAAGCTCCGGATAAACACATGCATCTACATGCAGGCGAGATTAAGGTTGCAATCGATTTGTCCTAGGGGGGTGGGGGTAAAAAGTTGGGATGTCGACTCAACAACATCTCCCATACAAACATTATTTGCTCTCAAGGCTCGTTTGTGCATTGAGCCATCAAACAACATAGGAGATAAATAAACTATGGCAACACCGGCATGGACACGTAAAGAAGGCAAGAACCCTGAGGGTGGATTAAACGCAAAGGGTAGGGCTTCTTATAAACAAGGAACATTAAAGGCACCAGTTAAGAGTGGTGACAATCCAAGACGTGCTTCTTTCTTACAAAGGATGGGGGCAGCCAAAGGGCCTGAGAGAGATAGCAAGGGCAAACCTACTAGATTATTATTATCATTAAAGGCTTGGGGTGCATCCTCTAAGGCTGATGCTATTAAAAAGGGTAGGGCAATATCACGTAGAAACAAAGCTAAAAAGGAGAAAGCATAATGCCTATGGGTAAAGGAACTTATGGAACAACTAAAGGAAGACCACCAAAGAAGAAGAGCATGCTTACTGCAAAGCAAAAGACATTGCCTACTGCTTTACAGAAAAAAATTATGAAGAAGAAAAAGTAAATGGCAGTTAATGCTGCAGGAAATTATACTAAGCCTTCAATGAGAAAGGCAATCTTTCGCAGGATAAAGGCTAGTGGTAAGGGTGGTAAACCCGGACAATGGTCTGCTCGTAAGGCACAGATGTTGGCAAAACAATATAAAGCTAAAGGTGGGGGTTATACTTCTTAATGGCTTTAAAGAAATCACAGAGATCGTTACGTGCTTGGACTAGGCAGAAGTGGAGAACGAAATCAGGCAAACCTAGTACACAAGGGTCGAAAGCAACTGGTGAACGTTATCTACCTGAGAAAGCAATTAAAGCTTTATCTTCCAGTGAATACGCAGCCTCTACGGCTCTTAAACGAAAAGCAATTAGAGCAGGTAGACAGGTATCTAAACAGCCCAAAAAGATCGCAGCAAAAACGAGAAGCTATCGATCTTATTCATAGGATTACCGAATGAGTTTTTTACATACATTAAAGAAAGAAGAAAGAGATATACTTCGTATAGTTGTGAAGAAAGCACACTTCAAACATTACCCTGATCAATTCTGTACAGATTATGAAGCAGATAAAATGATTGCAACTATAGCTCCTGAGGTGGTAGAAAAGCTAATGAAAGTTGGCAAGGATATGAAAGTTGGTGAACTTTAAATATAAACCTGATGGAGAAGTAGCTAAGTCTTTTATGAAAGATGATACTTTTTTTAGGGGAATCCGAGGGCCAGTAGGGTCAGGTAAATCAGTAGCTTGTTCTGTAGAAGTATTCAGAAGAGCATTAATGCAGGAGAAATCACCAGATGGCAAACGTAAAAGCGGTGGGCTATCATCAGAAACACAAATCCTCAGCTTCGCACTACCACGATTAAGACTTGGTTGGACTGGTTTCCGGAAGAAGATTGGGGTAGGTTTTCTTGGTCAGTTCCATATACGCACAAAATTACCAAGAGTGACTTGGAGTTGGAAGTTATATTCCTTGCACTCGACAGACCTGAAGACGTTAAGAAACTCCTCTCTTAGAACTAACTGGCATATGGATTAATGAAGCTAGGGAGATTCCCAAGTCAATTATTGATGCATGTACTATGCGTGTGGGTAGATATCCCTCTATGAGAGATGGAGGGCCTACTTGGACTGGAGTAATTGCAGATACTAACGCACCGGAAGAAGATCACTGGTGGCCGATCATGGCAGGTGAAGTTCCTATACCCGATCATATAAGTTCTGAAGAATCTAGGATGTTAGTGAAACCTGACAACTGGAAGTTCTATACACAACCATCAGCTATGATTGAGGAAAAAGATGAGGAGGGATTAGTTCAAAAATATAATCCTAATCCGTTAGCTGAAAATAAAAAGAACATGATGCAGAGTTACTATCCTAACTTGATACAGGGTAAGACTAAGAGTTGGATAGATGTATATGTAATGAATAGATTAGGTCATATCCAAGACGGCAAACCAGTATACAATATGTTTAGAACTGATGTGCATGTAGCTAAAGAAGAGATACCTGTTGCTGATGGGTTGCCTTTATTTATTGGATTAGATTTTGGATTGACACCTGCTGCAGTCTTTGGTCAAAAGGTCAGAGGTCGTTGGCTTATATTGCAGGAGATAGTTGCCTTTGATATGGGTATTGTTAGGTTCGCTGAGTTGTTAAGATCAGAGATAGCTTTGCGTTACGCTAACTGTGAAGTTAATATATTTGGTGATCCTGCAGGTGACTTTAGGGCACAGACTGATGAGTCTACACCTTTTCAAATATTAAGAGGTGCAGGACTAAAGGCTAGACCAACTCATAGTAATGATGTAGCTTTGAGATTGGAATCTGTGTCAGGGCCATTACAAAGAATGGTTGATGGGCAATCAGGAGTGTTAATAGATTTTAGATGTAAGGAATTAATAAAAGGCTTTGAGGGTGGCTATCACTATAGAAGAATGCAAGTCTCAGGTGAGAGATATGAAGACAAGCCTGCTAAAGACAGGTTCTCTCATATACATGATGCATTGCAGTATCTAATGCTTGGGTCAGGTGAGGGTAGGCAGGTGATGGGTCAGTTTAAAACTATACAAGCATTCAATGCTAGAAGAGACTTTGATGTATTTACACGGCAACCAAAACAAAAAAGAAGACAAGGTCTATGGTCAAGGCTATAACATTTGTGCGTTGTGTAATATTTATTTAATAGGTATGGCTAAAAGAAAAGGAGATTAACATGTGTTTACCCGGTGGTGGCTCAAAAACACCTGCACCTGATCCTGAATTGGAAAAAGAAAGAGAATCTGAAAAAGCTAAAGAGCAGACAAAGACTGCTGAAATGAAGCAAGAAGCTTTAGAGGAAACTGTTTCAAGAAAACGTAAAGGTACAGGAAGAAGATCGTTGCTAACTGGTTCAGGTGGTGGTGTAGGTTTTTATAACAGGTATTCATAATGCATGATATAGCCCAAGGCTTTATGGCAAAATACGAAAAGGCCAAGACTATCAGACGTGAGTTTGAAGAACTCTACGATGAAATCTTTGAGTATTGTTTGCCACAGAGACAGGGATTTAAGAATTACACTCCGGGTCAAAGACGAGATGATCGCATCTTTGATGAGACTGCTGTTGTTGGTGTACAGGAATTTGCATCACGACTACAGTCAGGCTTAGTTCCTAACTTTGCTAGATGGGCAGACTTTGTAGCAGGTGGCGAAGTTCCACCGGAAGAAGCTGATGAGATTAATAATAAGCTTGATGAAGTTACAAATTATGTATTTGAAATAATACAGACATCTAACTTTGCTCAAGAGATTCATGAATGTTTTATAGACCTAGCTCTTGGTACTGCTGTGCTTGCTGTTACTGAGGGTGATGCTGTAAACCCAATACGTTTTCATTCTATACCATTACCTCATGTTGTATTGGATGTAGGCCCTGATGGTAGAGTTGATCATGTTTATAGAGAAAGAGAATTAAAGTTTAGTGACTTACCTATTGCATATCCAAGAGGTTCTTTTACNGAACAAACATTAGANAAGATACANAAATACCCTGATAGTAAATGTAAGATACTAGAAGTATCCTGCAAATTATATGATAGACCTAATGAAGAACGCTATAGTTATATGGTTATAGAGATGGGTGATAAGAAACTTATACTCAACGAAGAGTATAATGGTATAGGTTCTAACCCATTTATAGCTTTTAGATGGAGTAAAGCTAGTGGTGAGATTTATGGTAGAGGCCCTGCAGTCAATGCATTAAGTGCTATTAAATCAGCAAACCTTACAATAGAACTTGTACTTGAAAATGCACAGATGGCTATATCCGGCATATATCAGATGGATGATGATGGTGTTGTCAATGTAGATACTATTAACTTAGTGCCGGGAACAGTTATACCTAAAGCACCAAACTCTCAAGGACTCCAACCTATAAGAGCAGCAGGCAACTTTGATGTAGCTACCTTGGTTCTTAATGATATGAGAAATAATATTAAGCGTGCTTTATACAATGATATGTTAGGCGATCCAAACAAAACACCTGCATCTGCTACAGAAGTTGCTGAACGTATGGCTGATCTATCAAGAAAGATAGGTTCTGCATTTGGCAGACTGCAAGCAGAAATGGTTCAACCAGTATTGCAACGTGTAGTTTATTTGTTAACTAAGCAAGGCAGGATAGAAATACCAACTGTAAATGGTAGACAAGTTAAAATTAAAAGCGTTTCCCCACTGGCACAGGCTCAATCAAACCAAGACATTGTATCCCTAGATAGATTCCTTGAGATGGTCGCAGGTCGTTTTGGCCCTGAAGTGATAAACCTCCTAGTCTCTTCAGAAGAAACAGCAATCTATTTAGCCAAGAAATTTGGTGTGCCAGACATGTTAATCCGTGATGTTGGTGAGAGACAACGCATGGTTCAGATGGCACAGCAAATGCAACAACAAACAGGAATAGACCCGAATGCAAACCCAAGCATCCAAGCACTTGGGGGTTGATGGATACCCTCGCTCCAAGAACAATGATGAGAAAATATCTTTAGATTTAGCCAGTACATTTAATACTCCCAGTGGACTGGCTACCCTTCAATATCTGAAGTCCATTACAATAGAAGCTATAACAGGAGCTAACATAAGCTCTGATGAGTTAAGGCATCTTGAAGGACAAAGATATCTAGTGGCACTAATAGCCAAACGTATTCAACATGCAGAGAGGATAAATCATGGAAGAAACACAAACAAGTGAAGCTACTGAAGCACCAGTAGAAACAACAACAGAAGTTGAAAGACCTGAGTGGTTACCTGAAAAGTTTCAGACACCTGAGGATTTACGTAAGTCTTATGATGAATTGTCAAGTAAGCTAGGCAAAGGCGAGGAAGAATTACGTGAAAAACTATTACAGGAATTTGAAACAGAAGCCTTTGCTAACAGGCCTGAGTCTGTAGGCGAGTATGTTTTGCCTGAAGTATTAGACGAACAAGAAGCTGTAGATAACGAATTGCTTGATTGGTGGTCTAGCTATTCATGGGAAAACGGATTAAGCCAAGAGGAATTTGCTGAAGGCATTGAAAAGTATGCGAATGCTGTTATGGGTCAGCAACCTGATCTTGATGCTGTGCAAAAAGAATTAGGTGATAACGCAAATGAAAGAGTAGAAGCTGTTCAATTATGGATGAATAAGTTCTTTCCTGATGCCGGAATGCAAGAAGCTGTTGCACAGTTAGGATCAAGTGCTGCAGGAATAAAAGCACTAGAGCATATAATAGAACAAACGAAATCCTCCAATGTAGCAGGGCAGGGAACTATAGCAGGTCAAATTACAAAAGAAGATGTTGAAGCTAAGATGAAAGACCCAAGATACTGGCAACAAGGTAAGCGTGATCAAGCTTTTGTTCAGGAGGTCAATAATGAGTGGAAGCGTCTTTACGGGTGAAGGTGATTATGGCCTTGCTGAAATAGTAAAGAGCAGGCCTAGTCATGCTGAAAAGTTACAGCATAATCTAAGAGATACTGATTTAAGGGAATGTATGATTGCAGGCGTGTCTCCGTGGAGAGCATTAATGCAATCATTACAATTAGATAACGCAGAAACTTACACTGTTTTGTTAAGAGATGAACCGGTAATGATGTTTGGTGTTGTGCCACAACATGAACTTGTTGCTAGGATTTGGATGTTATGTAGCCCTGCAGTTGAAAGACATCCAAAAACATTTGTTAAATTATCACCATCTATTGTGGAATACTTTCAAGAAAAGTATTTTTTATTAGAAAATGTATGTCCAGTAGATCATTACAAGACGTTGAGTTGGTTGGAATATCTAGGTTTTGGGTTTTTGCCAACAGCTATTTCAAGTAATGGTTATCATGTTTTACGATTTGTGCGTTGTCAAAACTTATATTATATGCAATCCCTTGAAGATACACGGCCTGTAATAAGCTGACAGCCCTAACGGATAACTGGATGACGCTGAAAACAGACAACCGATAGCAACTATAACAACAAACTGCAATGAGCAGGGAAAGGACTAATAATGGCTAATACAATAGATCAAGCCTTTATTAAGCAGTTCGAGTCCGAGGTACATCTTGCTTACCAAAGAATGGGTTCAAAGTTAATGAACACTGTTCGAAACGTAAGTAATGTTGCAGGAAGCGTGGTACGCTTTCAGAAAATCGGTACTGGTTCAGCTTCAACTAAATCAAGAAATGGTATGGTTACTCCGATGGAACTAGATCATACTAACGTAGAAGCAACATTAGCAGATTACTATGCTGCAGAATACATTGACAAGCTAGACGAACTCAAGACTAACATCGATGAGCGTCAAGCTATTGCAACTTCTGCTGCTGCTGCATTAGGCCGTAAGACAGATGAGATTCTTATTACAGCTATGGATGCAGGTGCTAATTCAACTCAGTTACATGATACAAGTAGTGCTTTAGAAAAAGCAGACTTGTTATCAGCTTTTGAAACATTTGGCTCTGCTAACTTACCGGAAGATGGTGGTAGATATATTGCTATGCATCCAAAGGGATTTGCTGACTTATTCTTAATTAATGAGTTTGCATCTTCTGATTATGTAGGTGATCAGAACTTACCATACGCAGGTGGCATGACAATGAAAGAGTTCTTGGGTTTCAAGATTTTTTCAACAACTGCTGTGACTGCAGGTAAGAACATGGCATATCATACAACTGCTGTTGGTCTTGGCATAGGTGCTAATGTAACTACAGAGTTAAACTATGTGCCAGAGAGAGTTTCACACTTAGCAACATCAATGATGTCTATGGGTGCTGTCGTTATAGACGACAATGGTATCTATGAACTTCTTGATAATAACACATAGGAGGTGAATCATGGCATTTACAGCAGGTAATTTAATACGTATTGGTGGTGGCTCAGGTCAAAACCTTTGGTATTATTCAACTACAGAGGCTCAAGGTACTATCGATGGAGCAGGTTATTTCAATAACGCAGCTAATATGTTGAATGTAAATGATGTAATACTTTGTATTACAGCAACAGGTGGAACACCGGTTGTGTCACATTCATATGTTAATGCAAATGATGGTAGCACAGTTGACATAGTCAATGGTGTTGCAATAACTGCTACTGATAGTGACTAAAAATTAAATGGCATCAACGGCATCCAATTCAGCGTTAGATATTGCATCAAGAGCCTTAGTGCTTATTGGTGCAGAGCCAATCACTTCATTTGAAAGTAGTTCGACTGAAGCATTGGTAGCCTCTAACATGTATGAGGATGTCGTTAGGTCATCTTTGTGTATATGTAGATGGAGATTTGCTACAGAGCAGGCAGTTCTTAATCAACTAACCGACACACCTACAGGCAGATTTGATATAGCACATCAGTTACCAAGTAACTTGTTGATGCTACATGCTGTTACAATTAATGATAATAAGATAAATTACACTGTATATGGGGATAAAGTTTTTTCTGATTCAACTACAAATGACATTTTGATAGCTGACTATACCTATAGAGCAGATGAAGTAGACTTTCCATCATACTTTTCTTTAGCAGTACAGTATTCTTTAGCTTCTGTATTTGCTACTGCAATAGCTAGAGATGATAAGCTTATGGAAATGATGGAAGTAAAAGCAGAAAGATTAATGGCAAAGGCTAGAAACCTTGATGGTCAGCAACAAACATCAAGAGTATTAACAACCACGAGGTTTAGAACAAATAGGTTAAGCTAATGGCTAGGATTAGAATACCACAAAATAGCTTTCAGTTTGGTGAGATAAGTCCTTCGTTAACCTCAAGAACAGATTCTCCAATATACAAAAACTCTGCTGAAAGAGTTAGAAACTTTTTTATACGTGGTGAGGGTGGAGTTACCAAAAGACCCGGAACAAAACGATGGCACAACTTTGGTAGTAGTCCATCATATGACTCTGCTCTTAGGCAAACACTTCGTATAGAACCATTTTCATTTTCAGATGATGAGCAATATATAATTGCTTTTAGCAATACACGAATCGAGATATTTCAAGTCAGTCCAACTACAGGTGACATATCGTCTATACAAGCTCTTACAGGACAGTCGTGGTTAGTGAATACAAGTGCAGCACCTTATCTTGAAGAGTATACCTTTGCACAACAAGGTGACGTTATGTTTATCTGTCATCAAACAGTAGCACCAAGGAAATTAATAAGAACTGGACTAACAACATTTACAGTTGAAACATTTAACTTTGAGTCTTCTGTTAATAGTGAACATGTGTTTCAGCCATACTATCCATTTCAACCTTTGGGCATGACTATATCGGCAAGTGCTACAAGTGGCACTGGTGTAACATTAACAACTAGTGCTAATTATTTTACATCAGATCATGTTGGTGTGTACTTAAAGATAGGTAGTGCTGAGTGTGAGATAACTGGTATACAAATGCAACAACTGTGACAGCTACTATTTATGGAACTCTAAGACAGCAATTAGATTTGAATGCGTTTAAGACAACAGAAGACAGTTTAACTGTGCAAGTGACACATGCTTTACATGGTTTGTCAGTTGGAGCTTCTATCATTATAGACAGAGCAGGTACGGTTGGTGGTATTGGTATCACAAGATTAAATGGCACACAAACTATAACAGCAATAATAGATGAAAATACATATGAATTTAATGTAGCAACAAGTCACGAAGCAACCTCTTCAGAGGATGGTGGTGGTAGGCCAAGGGTTGAAACAGGTGCAGCTACTACAGAATGGCAAGAGCAAAGTTATTCTGCAGTACGTGGCTTTCCTGCAGCAGTTACCTTTCATCAGAACAGATTATGGTTTGGTGGTACACTGGCACAGCCTGATGGAATATGGGGTAGTAAGTCTGGTCAATATTTTAACTTTGATGTTGGTGATGGTGAAGACAATGATGCACTAGACTTAACTGCAAACGTTGGTGAGATATTTACTATAAGACATTTAGTATCTAATAGAGATTTACAGGTGTTTACGACAGGTGCAGAACTGTTTGTGCAAGCACCAGTGGATAAGCCAGTTACTCCTGCTAATGCACAGATACGCAGACAGACACCATATGGTGCGTCATTTGTTAGACCGACTGTGTTTGATGGTGCTACGTTATTTATTCAAACAACTGGCTCTGCATTAAGAGAGTTTTTATTTGCTGATGCTGAACAAGCTTATACTTCAGTAGCAGTATCAGGTCTTGCACCACATCTAATACTTAATCCTGTGCAACAAACATCTATTAAAGGTGCATTGAACAGAAGTGAATCATATGCTTTTCTTTTAAACAATGATGGAACAATAGCTGTGTTCTATTCAATTAGAGGGGATAACAAAGCAGGATGGACATTGTGGGATACAACAGGCAAGTGGCATTCGATATGCAGTGTGTTTGAAAGATTGTTTGTAGTAGCCTCAAGAGATGATGGTTCAGGATCAAATAAGCTTTTTCTTGAAGAGTTTCAGGTTGATATGCCTATGGATTTTTGTGATGAGTTTAGTGCAACAAGTAGTGTGTTTAGTGGTTTAACATCTCATTTTTCAAATGGTGCTGTTGTCAAAGCAATTAGTGGTAATGATTATCTTGGAGAGTTTACAATAGCCTCCGGAGAAATAGATGCATCATTAGCTAAATCAAATGTGTCCACTGGCTACATAGGTTATGCATTCGTTCCTCTCATCAAGACCTTGCCAGTGGATGCAGGTATTATTGGTGGGCCTTTAACTGGTGAGCCAAGAAGAATAAGTAGGGTTGTATTAGATTTGTTTTCTACATTAGCTGTTTCAGTAAATGATAAAGATTTAATTTTTAGGAATGTAACTGATGATATGTCTTTAGATAGAGTGCCAGTTACAGGTAAAGAGGAGTTTAGGTTGATAGGGTATAGCCGTGACCCAAGGGTAAATATTTCACAGAGCTATCCTTTTAGTTTAGATATTAATGGCATGGTAGTGGAGGTAGCATTCGGATGAGTTGGTGGATGGTAGCAGGTGCAGTTGTTAGTGCATATGGTGCAATGCAAGCAGGCAAAGCAAGGGCAGCAGAAGCTAGGGCACAGGCAGCACAGTTAGAAGAACAAAAGAAAGATGCGAAAGTAACAGCTATGCAGGAACATAACATACGCATGGAAAACTTAAATGTTATGCTTGGTGTTAATGCGTCATTAGCAGGGGTTATGGGCAGAGATGAAGACAGATCGCTTGCAGCTATAAAACAAAAGATATTAAAAGAAGCAACAACATTAGAAGATAGGGCAAGAGTTCAATATCTTAGTGATCAAAGCCAACGATCTATGGGTATACAAATAGCAAATATGAGAGCAAGAAACGCTAGAAGAGCAGGCACTATATCAGCTATTGGTAGCTTGTTAAGTGCAGGACATCAATATTCTAAGATATCAGGGTCAGTTCCTACAGCTGCTGTAAAAGGTACAGGCCCTTTAAGATTTAATCCTAGCAGAATAAGTGGAAGTGGAATCTTTACATAATGGTAGAATTTCTAAAAGCAAAACCTACATCTTTTGTTAATAGACC